CTTTGTCATAGTAACACATAGTCATAATCCACTGATAACATTTATCTATACAGTTCCGATCTATAACAATTTCCTGCTCCGAAAAATCTGGTGTAACACACAACGTATCTTTGGGACCATGGAGATGCTTCATTATAGTACACATCTTAAGGTAGTCTCCTTCGGGAATTGAAGTCGAGTTTTTATCTATGAGACTCATAAGTTCTTGAACAGACATTCTTAGATTTTACATTACAAAATAGTACTTAGGTCTATAAAAGATTTAGAACTCTTTTTACATCGATTCTCAAAATTTCGCAACTCCTCGAAGAGATGACTAATGTCATCATTTTTATCAAAAGAATCCTCAACTTTTTCAATAAGCGTCATGATTTTATAGTACATCTCGTCATCTTCCCTTTTCTCTATTATGAAGGATAACAATCTCTTAGACTTCATAAGGAGAGTTTGAATATTTTCTCGACGCTCACGAGAAATTCGTCCAATCTGAATATATATCTTTTCGTCACATTCATTTACAGCTTCAATAATGTTCATTGATCTTGAAACAGGTTTCGGGGCAAAGAAATCGGCAATCGAGTATAAGAATTTTTGCATTTTTTGGGGGCTGGTGGGACTTCAATTGGTTCGGTGCAGTAGAGAACTTCTTCCCAAATGATACGCTGAACGTCCGAACAAAGCTGAGCTGTCGCTTGACAGAACGCGATTCGGTATTCGTCAGTCACCAGTGGGATGAGGTATTCTTTCATTCTTCGTGAATTTCACTTGTTTCCTCATTACTTAGGTTTCGTTTAAGCTTCATGTATTCCAATTGTAAATCAAGATAGATACGGAATGGAGCATCCCATAGTGCCATCTTAAACCACTTATACGTTGAACTCATGTAACCGGGTCCCATTGAAGCCATGGTATTATAAAACGTTTCAAAAATCATTTTTATAATACTAGGTGTTTTCTTTTATATAGATTTATTTACAGTAAGCATCCCTGAGAGATATCCTTGGTTTTATCGACACATGTAGTTACCCAACCTTCGGCACTTGGATCGTATGAGTAATCATCACCAAATTTATAGGCACGGCATGGACTTTCCTCAGTTTCACCTGGGTTTTTGTAGGCTACCGACAAAAATTCACCATCAGATGTATCATCAATTGTTCCCATCTCACCCAAACAATCCCGAATATTTTCAACTTCACTGGTACCGTATTGTGAGTACTCGTTACCGAAGTTACCGGGTAACACGTAGGCACCTACCTCACCATCCTCAACATTTACCAAACCAGAACCAGAAATATCTGTGACAGTTTCAGAAGATTTCATTGTACCATCCACAATTCCAAAAAACATTTCCACTCCCGATGTTGTCATATAAGACATCACATAGTTCTCACCAATGCTCGTAAATTTAATCTTGTATTGTTCGGTCGTGGGTGTAGTTCCCCTGTAACCAAATCCACTGGAACTATACTTGATGTATCTTTCCATCGTGGGTGAGTACAAATAATAAGTATTGGATTGATCTGTAATGGGTATAAATTCCACCATCATATCTTCCTTGCGAACACCAGATGTGACGATATCGAAGGTTGTAGGTACATCATCAGTCGAAAATTTAGGAACAATCACCCCTGGTACCAGCTTCTTCGAAATAAGAAACTTCTTACCCTTGAGGGGGTGAGGTCGAATCACTTCCATATCTTCTTGTAGAGCCTGCTCTTCTGGTGTTAAGGCTGGCTCTGGCTCTGGAGCTGGAGCTGGAGCTGGAGCTGGAGCTGGCTCTGGCTCTGGCTCTGGCTCTCGAATCATGAACCAATACACACCACCACCGATAAGGACAAGTAATAATATGAGAACAATAATCACAATTGGACTCATCGTTTATAATATATTACGACATTTTTTTTCGTTAAATATAATAGAATGTCCCTTGACGACATACCCAAAAAGGTTCAGTATGTCACCGTGGATTCAAATTTTGTAAATGGTACTAATAACGCATTTTCTTTGGATCTTACACTGAAATCTAATACACATGTTGAAGATATGAGTAGGGTTCTCGGTATTAAAATTGTAGATTTCTATGTTACACAAGTTGGTGATAGTAACACAAGTTCGAGTACAAATATTGCAAAATTTGTGGACATCGTTTGTCCAGATATTCCCAAGGCGGCTCAAATTCTCGATGAACGTCATGGACAAATTTTAGCTAGAGTTCCACTTGAAAGACATTTCTCGGGAAGTAACGAATTTATACTCAGAGATAAACAGTGGAGACGATTTCAACAACAAACAAACTACTTCAACCCCATATCGATAAAAAAACTAAACTTCAACATCTATGAACAACAAGATGATGATGATTATTTTCCGCTTCAACCAGATGCTCGATGGTACATGATCTTAGAAATTACAACAGTCAATGTCAAAGAAAAACCAAAGGACCGAGAACTTCAAATCCTCATGGCGTTGGAAAAACTTTTGAAAAAAATAGACACCCTCAACCATAATGTTCAAAAGTTACCAGATAAACCCCCAGATGAAAAACCTAAAAAATATTCCTTTGGACTTTTGGTCGCTGTTCTGGCGTCTCTTCTGGGTGGATTCATTTGGTGGGTAAATAAAACTTCTACATAGGGAGATCCCATATTTCTTTGATTTTGTTAATCTTTAAATGCATCATCACCATAAAGGTCTTCCAATGTTTCTAGAATGTCCTGTACATCCTTGAGAGATGACTTGGTGGAACGAAGATTCCACTCTGTCAGTGTTTTGATTTTCTTCTGTGCATTCTTATATTTTTCAACCTGTTCCCGTAACTTCCTAAGCTCTGGTTCTGTGTTAGTACTAATGGGTCGAATAATAGAACGCTTCCTGTTTTGGGTATTATATATCGGAATGGGTCTAATACAAATTGTCGTCATATATCATGTAACGCGGTTTATCTTTATGCAGTGACTACCTTTTTCTTAGCGGGTGCCTTTTTAACGGGCGCGGGTGCGGGCGCGGGTGCGGGCGCAGTGGTGGTAGATTCTTTCGAAACACACTTGCAAGCTGGACCAGTGGCACCCTTTGGACCGGCTGGACCGGCTGGACCGGCTGGACCAGTGGCACCCTTTGGACCGGCTGGACCGGCTGGACCCACTGGACCGGCACCCTGGGCAGAACCACCGCACGTGTCAATTATGTTGAGGAGAAGACTGTAGAGACGAGTCTTGTCGAGACGGGTGCGCTTGAGTTCAGTTTCAATCTCTGTGCGTAGAGAATCCATTGTAGTATATATAAAAGAAAGATTATCTTTATATCAAATGATCGTGATCGGACCGGCGCTCAATACTGGCATCGGTCATCACGCACAAAAATATACCAACCTGTTTCTTCCTGACTCTGGATACTACATATACGGATCTAAACTTCCCGAGTCTGATCATGGTCTGGTTTTCATGCTCCCCCTCAAAGGACATATAGAATACCTAAAGTATGCAAGAACTCGAATTAAGAATCTCGCATGTATGACGGTTTGTGAAACTGAGACAGTTCATGAGGATTACGGTCTCATCATGAAAGAATTTAAGAAGGTTGCGGTGCCCAGTGCGTTTTGTAAGAAGGTTCTTTCTCGACAATTTCCTGAGAATGAATTCTACATCATTCACGCACACATTCCAAAACCGAAAGAAAAACCATACACATTCTACCACATTGGGAACATCATGGATCCACGAAAAAAGTTCAAGGAAATTCTACAAGCTTTCGTGAGACTCAATGAACCAAATACACGACTCCTCGTAAAGGCGACATGTAATCAAAATGTAGAAATCAAACTACCCAGGGTTGAAGTTATTAATGGTGTCATCTCAAATGAGGAGATGGATAAAATTCACCACACTTCGGATTGTTACGTCAGCTTTTCACATTCAGAGGGGGTTGGGATGGGTGCCGTCGAAGCTGCACTGAGGAATAAACCCGTGATTATAACAAACTACGGGGGAGCTCCGGAATACGTAAAGACGCCCTATACAATTGACTGTGAACTTCAAGAGTTGCCACAAGACGATTTCCTCTTCAAAAAGGGAATGATCTGGGGTAATCCAAACTTTGATCAACTCTTGGAATTCATGAGACACGCCTACGACAATCGTGTCCGTCACATGGATCACGAACACACCAAAAAAATAGTTGGAAGGGAGAATGTCCTAAAAGAGTTCATCTTGAATGTAGTTGGTGGCGAGAACGATGATACCGATGAGGATGGTGCCACTCATCATTGAATCCTTCTGAGTGATGATGGTCATGATGAGATCATCCAAAACTTGGATACCGGTCGGTTTTTTTACGATGTGGGGTACGAGGGTACTGATAGTGAGGTAAAGTGCCATCGCTATTATTACAGGTCTAAGACTCTCCTGATCTAACATTATCTTTCTATTACTCACTTATTTTAATTTGAGATACATCAACCTTTGTCCCAATCGTAGCATTCTTCACACTATGCTTTTTGCAGTAATCTCCACACACCGCCTTGAAAGAACATGGCTTCCCAGACATCGTTAGAGCACAACAAATTTTCTTAGACGTTCTCTGCTCAGTCACAACTTCTGGGGTTTTTTCTAAAACTATAATCTTCCGTGTATCCTTTTTGTGTTGGTGTTTCATATAGGACATCTTCAATTTCCAAGTCGCATCCGCTAAATTGTAACATTTGTCATCTGGCTCACTAAGACGGTACATAGTAACCGCATTACTGAGACATTCTTCCCAAAGGGCGTTACGAACAACTTCCATTTTTTTAAGATACTTTTTACTTTTTATTTAGCGACTTAGGTTTTCAAGCTTCACCCCCTATTTCTGCGAGATAAATATCAACCTGTCCCGCAAATTCTGGACACGTTTCTGTCGTCTTTTTTGTTATAGCATCTTGTACATTAATCACGTGTTCCTTGAACTTCTTAACATCTATACCCGTCGCATTATGGATTTGAGTTTCTGTAGCGATGTCTTTGAGTGCATAGAGGTATGCTGCTGCATAGTTTGCATGGAGGATTGCAACGACCGGAGACTTGTCCTGCTGTGCCGCTGTGGCGTAACGAGCTGACTGACGAACGAGTTTCTCAATTGATTTGTTCATACCCCTGGTCTTATTTTGCATCACCAAAAACAACACGAAGATCGCAGTTACGAGGTAGAGGTACATAGTCTCTTAAACGTAGTAAAGAAAAATTATCTATTGCGACCAACCCAATATTAAAAAATACGTTAATGTTGGTACCACCGTACATGGTGTATAAATTCAAACCTAAGTTATAAAACTTTCAGATGAAAGTTAAGGAAAATGGATCTCTTTCATAAATTAATTGACCTTATTGATAGGAATTCTGAAAGAATTCCGGAAGGTGACTATGTGGAATTATGCAACGTCATCAGGGATATTCGTCGGAAAGTTCAACCACCCTCATTTCTTCTAGACCAAAATGAACCCATGACCTATATACCCACATCCGATCCTGATACGGCTTACCAAGAACTTGATGAAGAGGTTGATTCGATGACCGTTTTAGTCGTTGAAAATAATTAGGTTTTTAGTTTTTTTATAAAAGCTGCGAGAAAATACATGACCGGTGGTAAACTAATCGACCCCATAACAGCCATAAATGCGACATTCGCATCTTCGAGTGTTTGAATTTTTCCATGAATGATTTTACTGATTGAAGTTTCCATAATTCTATCAACAGTTGTATCAATCGGTTTTACAATTAAGGGGATAGCTGAAATTCCTACAAGTGTTGGTAAAAAATGAAAAAATGGTTCAATATCAAGATTATTTGAAGAAACAATGCCAGCGGATAAATTTACAATTACACGAATAATTGATCCCGGCCAAAACACAGAAGCGAGCATCTGCCAGGTGAAAGTTTCAGCTGAAATTCTCACAGCATCTTGTATTTTTTCTCCTTCATCTGCCCCTTCATAAGCCTTTTGTCCCTTATCGAGGGTATCAAACAAAACATAAGATGCCGCAACACAATAAGACGCGGGAAGACCCCAATCGGGTAAATATGATGTGAAGGCTTCACCAAGTTCATTTGCATAACCCATGTAACGCAGAGATGTTTCACGATAGGGATCGACCTGTTTAAGACTGGTTGAATATATTTTGAAACGTTTTGAAGAATGGTTTGGTGGTGGTGGTGATTTTAAACGTGCGACGGGTCTAAAAATAAGTGATGCCATTTTTAATACTAAAAGTTATATCTTTAATAATAGGTTTCTTTACAACATTAGCAGGAAATAATTGACTTAAAAACGTAACTAAAGATACATTTAATGAATGTCCTCGTGGGATCAGTCGTACTTTTAACAGCCTTTATTGTGTTCAAAATTCTTAAACCTGAGTCACATAGAATCTCACCAAAGAAAGAACCACCCACAAAAAAAATTAACCCATACTTCGCTTTCTGTAAGGAGAAACGCTCCGAAATTGTCACCGCTAACCCAGAACTTAAATCCCGCGAAATTGTTAAAAAGCTCGGTGAAGAGTGGAGGAAACTCTCCGACGAGGAAAAGGATAGGTACAGAATTACTTCTTCTTCATAACAATCACGCTTTTTACGTTTCGAAACCTAAGTTAGATTTTTGATTTGTAATAAAACAAAGAAAAATGACTCACTCGACGCCATCAGTTTACGATTTGATTTGCGCGGGAAAACTTCGCGTCGGCAGCTACGTCACATGCAATCTTCCCCATAACGGGGGCCGCTGCCAAGGGGTCCTGCAATCAAACGGGAAAATCGCTTTTGGGATCGGCGGAATATCCACACTATTTACGCTCAACAAATTCGCCGAAAAAGTTTTCGGTTACGGCCCGAATGGTTGGAAGACTGTTTTAGACGAACATGATGTTTTGCTCGATGAAGTTCGAGCAAAGTATAGGTGTGAACAAAACTTCGAACGCGTCGTCGTCGCCGCCCGACCGAACCGACCCGACCCGTCTTCCCTCTCCGACGCACGCAGGTGGGCGACCAGCGCCCCGGCGACGCACCGCTGCGGATCGTGTACAAGCACTACGCGCGTCGCGACGAGCGACTGAAACTGTTGGAACAAAACCTAAGTTAGAGTTTTGAATTGTAATAAGTATATTAAAATGACTACCCCTCCCGAATCTTATATCACTGAACTGAAAAAATTGCCTACCCGTTTCGATGTTAAAAACTTTAAACCAATGAACCTGGAAGTGGAGGACCCATTCACCGAAGACGAGTGGTGGGATGTGAAAGTACAAAAATGCTATTACGAATGTTATGATACAGATTTTAAACAATACATTGATGAATATGAAGAATGGGAAGACATTAATAAAGTAAAAGAGGATACTGAAAATCCATACAAACAATTTAAAGCATGGGAAGGGGTTATTATAAAGGGAGGTTCCCCAGTTCCATTCAAGTTTATTCATCACTTCACGAATGATGGTGACGTGGACCTCGAGGTGGACGAAGATGTAGACTGTTTGTCCGAGTTTCTCTGTGAAAAGCTCATCTGGGAAAAATGATAGTGGGGATGAATCAGTGGAGGTCCAGATGTTTCCTCCTCCTCGCCGAGAATGAAAACCTAAGTTGAGATCCATTCCTACAATTTTTAAGTTTTAATTAAGAGCCATGTCACCCAAGTCTAATATGAGAGGTTTTCATGAAATCAATGAAGAGTTATACAAATTAAGTAAAAACGAAGATAAAGCAATTACTCATGAAGATATAAAAATTTTATATAGGAAATTGGACAATTGTATTTGGGATACAATATTATACACAAATGATGACATAAAATATCGGATTGATGAAATCGAAAGACATTCCTTTGAAAAGGGTCTCGAAATCGGGAAAGGGTGCCCGGACGCCAAGCGCGTAGCACGACACCAGGCGTTTTTAAATACCAACCTGCGCGAACTAGATACCATTTTGGAAACGGTGAATGAATCTGATGAAGATAGTGAATGAAAACCTAAGTTAGAGTTTTGAATTGTAATAAGTATATCTAAATGGAGAGCGTCCAAAAGCTCACCCACATCGAGCACATTCTCAAGAGACCTGATTCCTACGTCGGTCCAGTTGAACTTGGCACGGAACACTACTGGGTTCTCCAAGGTGATGCATTCACCAAGAAGAATCTCAAGTATTCCCCAGCTCTCTTGAAAATCTTTGATGAAATCCTCGTCAATGCGATCGACCGCAACTCCCTCCACCCCAAGGGTGTAACCTCCATCTCCGTCTCTATCGACAAGGACCAAGGCTCTGTTACGATCGAGAACAACGGACCCCTTGGTGGTATCGGTGTCCGAATGCACGAGAAGGAGGGGCTATGGAACCCCGAACTCACCTTCGGTCACCTCCTCACGAGCACCAACTACGATGACAACCAAAAACGTATCGTGGGGGGTCGCAATGGCTATGGTGCCAAATTGACCAATATTTACTCCTCGGAGTTCTCTGTGATCATCAAGGACCATGAAGTGAAGCAAACCTACACACAAGGGTGGTCCAATAATATGACAACCTGTCACCAACCCAAGATTAAGAAGCATGCAGGTGCCACGTCATCGGTGTCCATCACCTTTACCCCCGACTGGAAGAGATTTGGGATGTCCAAGATGGACGAGTCAATCTACCAGATTTTCCAAAAGAGGGTTTGGGATGCAAACATCTGTACGACCCCCAACTGTAAGGTCAAGTTCAATGGAGATGTTCTCCCAAAGACGTCTTTCGAAGCCTATGCAAAGATGCATGAGGGCGTTGAGAATGTGTGCTCCGTCGTGTCTGATAGGTGGTCTGTGTGTATCGGTCCGGCTGAGAATGGCATGGAACAGGTATCCTTCGTCAATGGTATCTGCACAACCAAGGGTGGTAACCATGTGGATCACGTGGCATCCCTGGTGGCAAATGGAATCATTGAGGACATGGCGAAGAAGATCAAATTGAAGCCCCAACAGGTGAAGAACACGTTCAACATCTTCGTCAAGGCAACCCTCGAGAATCCCACATTCTCGAGTCAGGTAAAGTCTGAATGCACCTCAAAGTCCCAAGACTTTGGCTCGAAGTTTGATCCCCCGAAGAACTTCATCAAGAATGTCCTAAAGACTGGAATCCAAGATGAACTCCTGGCACTCTCAAAGTTCAAGGAGATGAAGGAACTCAAAAAGTCTGACGGTGCCCGGAAGTCCAAGATCACGGGGATCCCCAAGCTGGATGACGCGAACAAGGCTGGCACTGCGCAGTCTGGGAAATGCACACTCATCGTGACAGAGGGTGATTCGGCGAAGACCTTGGCGGTCGCGGGTCTCTCTGTGGTTGGAAGGGATCACTATGGTGTCTTTCCCCTCCGTGGGAAGTGTAAGAATGTGAGGGATGTTTCGGTGGCTCAACTGTCATCGAACCAGGAGTTCAATGACCTCAAGAAGATCTTGGGTCTCCAACAGGGTAAGGACTACAAGGATGTGTCCGAACTCCGCTACGGGAGGCTCATGATCATGACGGATGCAGATAACGATGGCTCGCACATCAAGGGTCTCATCCTAAACATGATCCACTACTTCTGGCCAAGCCTCCTCAAGTTGGGATTTGTGGTTTCGATGGTGACCCCAATCATCAAGGCCACGAAGGGTTCGGAGACTATGTCTTTTTACACCGACTCAGCTTTCAGAAGTTGGTATGGATCTGGGAAGACTGGATGGAAAATCAAGTACTACAAGGGTTTGGGTACCTCAACATCTGTGGAGGCGAGGGAGTACTTCAAGAAGATTCGGGATCTCACAGTCAAGTTTGACATGGATGTGATGACTGACACGTCGATCGTTCTCGCATTTGACAAGAAGATGGCGGATTCACGGAAAACCTGGCTCCTCGACAGCACAGCCAAGGAGGCTTCGGAACTTGAGGTTCCCTATGGGGATGTGAAGCAACTTGACATCACAGACTTTGTTCATAAGGATCTAGTGAACTTCAGTCTCGCAGACCTAAAGCGATCAATCGCCCACGTGGCTGATGGTCTCAAACCCTCCCAGCGGAAGGTTATGTATTCTTGTTTCCAGAAGAACCTCAAGGATGAGATGAAGGTGGCACAGTTGGCAGCCTATGTGGCTGAAAAGAGTGCCTACCACCACGGTGAAGTTTCCCTCGCAGATACAATTGTCAAGTTGGCGAACGACTATACGGGGTCCAATAACATCAACCTCCTCGAACCGTGTGGTCAGTTTGGAACCAGGTTGATGGGTGGGAAGGATGCATCTCAGACGAGGTACATCTTCACCAAGCTGACCAAAGAGGCTCGAAAGCTCTTCGACCCCAAAGATGATGCAGTTCTCAACTACCTCGACGATGATGGGCGCCCCATCGAACCAGACTTTTACATGCCCACTTTACCTATGGTTCTGGTGAATGGCACTGAAGGTATCGGTACGGGTTTCAGTTGCTACGTGCCCCCTTTCAACCCCGAAGATATCAAAGAAAACATCAAGAGAACTTTGGGTGGTGAAGACCTCATCGAAATGAAGCCGTGGTTCAGGGGTTTCAAGGGACGGGTCTACAAGGATGACACAGGTCTCTGGATCACGGAGGGTATTTACAAAGACACTGGTTCCAGACTCAAAGTCACAGAGCTCCCACCCGGACGATGGACCCAAGACTATAAGGAGTACCTGGATACACTCGTGGAAAAGAAGATGATCAACAGCTACACGAACAACAGTACCACAGAGGATGTGGATTTTGAGATTTTTGGCTACACCGGGAAGGACCTGATGAAGGACCTCAAGATGAAGAAGACGTTCCACACCTCGAACATGCACCTCTTCCACCCAACCCGGGGTATCCACAAGTATGCGAATGCCGAAGAAATTCTTCGAGATTTTGTGGAACTCCGATTGGAACATTACAAGAAGCGAAAAGCACACCTAGTGGATGTGTTGGAGAAGCGAGCCGCGATGTGTGGTCACCGCGCAAAGTTTGTCACAATGGTCATAGAAGGTGACCTCGTGGTATTCAAAAGAAAGAAGAAGGACCTAGAGGCTGAGATGTCTGCGACGTTTCCGAAAATTGAGGGAAACTACGACTATCTCCTCAACATTAGGACGGTTGAATATACGGAGGAGCGTGTAAAAGCCCTCATGGATGAAGAAAGACAGGCAAATGAGGACTTGGAACGCATATTGAAAACGAGTCACATCACGATGTGGAAAATGGATATTAAAAATATATAAGTAGTAAGTAGATATGGGTGAAGCCGCTAAGATTTCCCTAAAAGCTATTGGAAAGCAGGATACACAACTACTTTCCAAAGACCCAGACGAATCATTTTTTAATTACAACTCAGAGAGACACTCCGAATTTAGAAAGTATCACCGCGTTCGAAATGTTGTAAATAATGGTACCATAGCCGAGTGGCCATTTGGAAATATTGTTAAGGTTCAATTCAATCCCACCAATATGGGGGATCTTTTGAGTAACATGTATCTGAGTATCAAGATGCCGGGTATAACTGATGGTAACTACGCCGACCAATTGGGGCGTCACATCCTCAAAAGTGTCACAATGTTTGTAGATGACATCGAGGTTGAGAAGATCCATGACGATTGGGGAATTATCTACGATGAATTGTACTTGGAAATATCTGAAAAAGTGGCGAATAGATTTCTCGTCAATCGAAATTTGGGATATGATGACTCAAGTAATAATGAAACCTATGCGCGTTTAGAATCGAATCTGCTTATTCCACTTCACTTTTTCTTTTCGAGAAAATATGCAAGTGATGAATATTCCTCAAATAAACCAAACCGTCCATATTTTCCGGTGTGTTCAATTTTTAAACAAAAAATTGAGTTTGAGTTGGAGTTTCACCAACAGACATTTTTTACTAATACAACTGATACACTCAGTCTACAGTCATTCAATCTCGTAACTGAAGAAATCACTGTCAGCCCAGAAGAAAGGAATTATTTAGTGAGTGAAAATCAAACACTCGTCACAGACCTCGTCAGAAAACATCCCGTAATTGTGAGCGAACTTGGTATAGATAGAATCATAAACAATCTTGTACCAAACATCCCCGTCAAGTGTATTCACTGGTTTTTGAGAAATACAAATTTTGAAGTTGAAGGTGATGCTATTGGATCTTCAGATGTAAATGAAGAAAGGCTTTACCAAAACCGTTTCAACTTTTCATCGAGTGCGACGTTTGACGAAATACAAACATTTTTCAATCCCATCATGGAGACTGCGAGTATTTACATTAACGGTAACAAGTTGCCGAATGTTACAAAGACGGATCACAACTATTATAAATACCTCATACCATTAGAAACACGTCTGGCGAGACCATTTAGAAATGTATATACATATAGCTTCTCGATGAATCCGATAAATGTGGAACCATCGGGGAGCTTAGATTTCAGTCAAATACAATCAGATAAAACGAATATAGATGTGAAATTGGATACAACGAAAGTGGATGTGTCTTCTAATACGTACTCTCTGAACCTGTACTATACAGGATACCAAACGTTTGTGTTTGATAGGGGTTTTATGTCACTCGCTTACTAAACAATGACGACTTATTGTCGCTGATATAATCTACGATGTTGTTCTTGATACACCATTTGATGAAATTCAACTGTGCCAGGGTTGTATGAATTTCATGAGATGTTCCGGGCACTGTGTATGCAAACTTCTCGGCTCGACAAAAGGGATCGAAAAGTTTCTTACTGTACCCATCCAGACTTGACTTGTACGCACAGTGAACGGTAAAGATTTTTCCATCATTTGTTTTGAATGTTGTGTGGTTCTTCTTTGCATAGGTGGTGATAAACCATTCGATATTCCGGAGTGAAATACCACCAGATTTACCCAAAATATCAATTAATTTTGTTCTGTGTCCCTCTTCGGTGTAAAAATTGTTTATAGATGTTAGTAGGATTCCAGTTTTGCTCATTATTAAACAAAGTACTCAAATCTATAAGCCCTCTTTTCACATGCTGGACAACCGGGAACATTTCTTAGGTCGGGGTCGTTATGGTTATGCTCAATACCAGATCTTCTTACTATCTGTGGGTACGGTAATACTTCACCCTGCTCTTTATGAACATTGCAATACTTACTATCTTCATCAACAACCTTATATGTACATCGCGTCAAATCATTCATGATCCCTCTACAAATACCGGGAGCACATGTATCTGGAATACTGCGCGTAAGAGACTCTAAAGAAATTTGATGCTTCTTCGAGATGTTGACGTTGTGTTTATTAATCTCTATGACCAGAGACCTTTCACGCTCTTCATTTACAAGTTGAAGCAGTTTGGAGTCGAAACTCATCTCTTAATGCTATCTTGTTCGTATTGTTTAAATATATTTTGGAGAGATTGTGACCGAGCCTCTTTAATCCTTCCCTTGAGATCCGATACGTTCCCTGATTCATCTAAACCCCTCTTTTTACACTCCTCGATGAGTTGATCCCTTTTCATGGTGCTGATGGCGGGTCCCAGTTTCTTTTTTTTGGGTTTATAGTGCTCAATAATCTCACCGAAGATCTCCTGTTTGGTATTTTCGAATAACGGATCTAAAAGATCACACACAGGATTGAGAAACTTGTTTTCAAAGTAGTACTGATAATCCACAGGGATGTTGTGCTCCTCAACATACTTGGGGTCTTCGGACTTTTCAAATGCTTTCGCATTTGGATCATCCGTCTTTGTCAGTAAGTAAGGGACACGATCACCAGATTGGGGTTCTGATCCAGGTTTTCGTTCCCTCATCTTAACGACGACCTGAACATGTGATTGGTTTATATTCACACTCTCCGGGCTTGTAATCGATACTGGATCTCCCTTAATTTTATAGGTATCTGAAAGCGATTGACTCAAAATCAGCTTTTCATTTGGTATTTCACCAGAGAGGAGTTCGTTCGCCCTCTTTTTGGCCAACTCCTTGGGTGGTCCGGGATCACTCGATGTGAGAACAACATCGAGAAGCTCTTTGCACACCTCCCGTACATGGGGTGTGTTATCTCGGCGGACGACCTGAAGACCCTTGATGTCAATGTAGTCCATGTGCATCTGGTCATCCTTCCCTTTGGTCCAAAGTTTGGCGGCGTACCGTTTTTTAGAGT